GTAGGTTTCAAAGTCGATGGTCACGATGTCCATCATCTCAATATCCTTTTCTTTGCTTTGAACGCAGTCATGTATTCCTCGAACTTGGGGTCCACCATAGCGAGGTAGTGCAGGAACTCACACATCTCTTTGAACATGCGGATGTCGGCCACTGAAAGTTGCTCATGCTCGTTGTTGCTATCGTGTAATGTGAGCGCCCCTGCTGCGCCGAACGGGCCACCGCTGTTGACACTCATAGTCTGATTGGTATTGTTCGATGTCCACGTATTACTTGTCGTCACGGTAGATGGCTTGCTGCTCATAGAGCACCTCAAGAAGTTTTTCCATGTAGTGCTGACCCTTGGCAACCTCCATCGGTGCCTCGTCCTTGCTACCCATGCGCATCAGATACTTCAGTGCGCCGCCTCGGTAGTAGCCAATGCGTTGCTCGATGGGCCATGTGTCTACGACATTCCACGGCTCAACACCCATCATCTTATAGTGGTCGCCACCCACCTGTCGGCTGTTCGCAGTACTCATATCAGTCCTTTCAAAATGGTGCATCTTCTGTGTTGGCAAGTTCATCTTTGCGATCCTTTCGTTGCTGCTTCTCGTTCCATTTGGCAACAAGTTCACGTTCCTCCGGCGTCTTGAACGGCCAGTTCCAACGTGCCATTGTCATGCCGCTTGGGTGCATCTGCATTGCTGGTGGTATCTCCTTGCGTCTCATCTGAACACTCCGAACTTCTGGCGCAGTCTCCTGCTGTTCTTGCGGCACACTTGGTCAACCACATCCAGCACACCATCCACGCTGGGCTGTCGGTTGGGGTTGAAGAACGTCACCTCCGCAGTCTTCACGAAGCCGATCAACAAGTCAGTGGGATACACGTTGTCGCGTATGGCGTAGTACAGTGTCGCCACCCATCGCTCGTGCTCCCACTGCGGGGCATCCCAGTGCGGAACACCCCGGCGCTGAAGCGCAACTTGTTGGCACAAGACATCAATCACACCCACCTTGGCTCGTAACTGCATGCCGTTCTTGAACCGTCGCAAGGCTCGCAACCACTCTCGTCGTCGCTCCTCGTCAATCTGCATCGCTATACCCTCGGTACAGTTCTGCCCACCGATCCTGCGGCACCTCGATAGTCTTCAACCGAGTACCACAGGACCGGCATATCTTGCGTCGCTCAACGTAGAACATGTCGAGGTTGGGATCACGATACTGTCGTGTCTCAATACACTGCATTGTGACGCCACACTCAGCACACTTCATGTCACACCCCGAACTTGGCAGCGGTACTCATGGCAGTCAGCTTGCCGAGGTCAACGTCGATGGTCACTTCTTTCTTTTCCTGCACCTTGATCTCACGGTGACGATCCTTGTACTCATCGGGGATCAGTTCCCAAAGCGGAGGCCAGACCTTCAGTGCAGGTGCCAGCGTAGCGTGTGCTTCGATTACCTTCGTAACCATATCGACAAACTCATCCTGTCGCTGCACGGCTGCACGAACCCTCTCGTTCCATGCCTGAACCTCAGCCTTGAAGTCAGACCACACCACATGATCTTTGAGTGTGATCTCCTCGCGGTAGGAGTACTCTCGCTTCGCAAGGTCGGAGTGCGGAAACGAATACGGCCACGGCTGCGGTGATGCGAACGTAAACTCAAGGCCACACGACAAGTCACCGATCTTCTCGATCTTGATCCGGTTGACGGTGTTCAGCCAGCCCACAGGAAGTTGTGAGATGAGCGGCTTGACTTCAAGGAACATCGTGTCGTAGATACTCTGGCCCCATGCGTTGTCAGGACGGGTCGCCGTAGCCCGATCAATGGGAGGGCGCATCTTGATCTTCGCTTTTGCTTTGATTGCGTCACAGAGTTCTTTGCTGAATCGTACTGTTGCCATGTCAATCTCCTATCAGTTGTCCGATGTTGGTAGGGCGGTAGGTCGGTTCAATCAGTTCTCTAATACCGGGCGGTATCTTGGGCAGTGGAAACCAACCCACGTACCAGTCTCCTTTGCCATCCCAGTAGCCGGTCTGTGCCAGCCCTGCTCTGTTAAGTAGCAGCACCTTCGGCCCGGTCGGGCATGTATCCATCGAGCGATAGATCAGAGTGGGGTCTGTGATCACCTCTTTGTTGCTTGCCATGTCGGCTCCTCATTGGATCGTGGACTCGGATACAACCATGCGAGACATGATCTCGCCCAACTGCCATGTCACTGCGGTGAAGAACTCATCCTTCGACAAGGTGGACTGCGCACCTGCCAATGCAATCAACGTGAGCAGTGCATTGACCCGGATACTGAACTCACCTGTATCCGCATTGATCGTGTCGTTGATCTTGGATACAAGCGCCATGACGTTAGCGTGGTACTCGGCTTCATCTTTCATAGCTCCACTCCAAACCGTTCGATGATGTCGTCCATCACCTGATAAGCGCCTCTGCTGTCGGCGATACGCAAGCATTCCTTGATAATCAACTCGGCGAACTTTTCTGTCCATTCAGAAAGATGTCCATTGTAAATACCACCATTGGTTTGTTTATGAGCCTCAATAAGCAGTTCTTGAATTCGCTCGTTCATCTCACATCTCCACGATGTCACCGAAGGGCGCTTTGCCCGGATCGGTCGTTACCCACAGGACAGGTGCGTCGGGCTGCTCACCGAACGAGTTGCAGCACAGGTCAGTAAGGAACACGATGGCAACCGGCTCGATACCTAGTTCGATGATCTTCGCAAAGACCGGAGCGAAGTCAGTGCCGCCACCACCATGAGGCTTGATGTCGAGGTCATCCTCTGGTCCGTAGGATTCAACATGGCTGATGTCGCTGTCGAAATACATCACGTGGATACGTGCTGGCACAAGATCATCCTTGACCTTGGTAATCTCCGCTGCGAACTGGTTGATGGTGCGCTGATCGATGGACCCTGAGCAGTCCACTGCGAACACCACTTCGCCCATCACCTCACCGCTGACACTGGGCAGGTACAGTCCTTGTGCAATGAAGCGACGATTGAACCGGGCAAAGGATCGCTGGTCGGTCCGTGCTTTGACGAGGAACCTCTGCATCACATCACGCCAGTCCACCTTGGGTTGCAGCACCTCGTCCACCAGACGCTGCATGTTGGCACTCAGTTTGCCCATCATCTTGGCAGCTTGTGCCGCTTGCGCCACCTTGACTTTCATCTCCGCTTGCTGCTGTGTCTTCTCAGCCGGTGAACCCGGAGCATCTTCACAGTTGTCGAGCGGATCGCCGTGCCCACCATACCCACCGCCATCGTCATCATCCTGATCTGGCAGCAGGTTGTAGATACCGTCTGATGTACCGCCACCAGCTTGGTATATCTGGTCGTTGAGAAGTCCCTGCTTGGGCATCTTGCCGATGTGTTCATCGGTCAACAACTTGTTGATCACATAGTCGCCAGCCATGTTCCAGCGCCTACCCTGACGCTCCCCACGTCGGTAGTTGTGCTCCAGCATGGGGTGGAAACACTCGTGGGCTACAAGGAACTTGAGTTCCTCATCGGTCAGCGTACTGATGAAGTCCGGGTTGAACTTTACATACTTGCCGTTGGTTGCTGCCGTTGGCACCTCACGGGTGATGATGAACGGCAGGTTGAGAGCGATGGTGCCTACGAACGGATGCTCCAAGACCAGTGCAGTCTTGGCTTTCGCCAGTCGGATGTTGAGTTTGGCTTCCTCTTGCGGAGTGAGCGGCTTGGTTTCAGTCGGTGCTAGGGTTGTCATCACTTGGCTCCCATGAATACGGACATTGCGTCCATGATTTTCTTGGCTTCTGCTGCCGTGTCACGGCGCAGGTCGGGGTCGTTACGCAGTGCTTCAGGATGTTTGATCAGCTTGCCCTCAACTTCTTGTCGCAAGGCTTCGAGGTTGGGATCGTCACTGAAGTTGAGACGAGGCAGGATGGCGCAGATTTCCCGAGCGTTCTCCACCATCGAGTCACGGAAGATCGCTTTGGGATCGGCCAGCTTCTCAGCCATGTGCTTTACTCTGTCGTACAACCGAGTCCATACCTCCTGCATTGCAGTGGACTGCGCTTGCTGCACCCTGCGCTCAACATCTTGCTGGATGCGTGACAGTTCCTCGCTGCCGATGCTGACCCTGAAGTCAGTGCTCGGTACCGGGAAGATCGCCATGTCCATGCGGAACTTGTCTGCCAACTCGAACCGCATGGGATAGTCAGCCGGATCGTAAAGCTGCCCCAGTACACGCTGCGCATCCACCTTGAGACTGTCGTAGTTGTCCACGAAAGTCTGCACCAGCGACTCCCACTCACCCTTCTCCTTACGGAAGTCAGCCATGAAGCTGAGGTAGTTGGCAGTGGGCAGCATCATGGTGCCTTCGATACCCCACGGCAGCGTGTTCTCGTAGAACTTGGTACGGATTTGGGTTGTCTTCTTGTGGATGTTGTCCAACAAGGAGTTCATAGGCAGCAGCGCCTTGTTGTAACGACCCTGATCCACGAAGTTGTGGAAGGTATCAGCCACCTGCCGAGTGGCTTTCTTGTCGTACTTCCGGGCAGTCCACTGACTGATGTTAAGTTGCACGAGCAGAGCACGGTCATTGAGATTCATAGTTGTCACTCCTCTGTAAATGGATGGGTTAGAACAGCACGTCCTGATGACTGATCGACCACTTCGTAAACGCTTGTGTGTTGGCAAGGTCAGGGTTGCGACGGCAAGCGTAGGAGACGGTCAGTACACTGAACTCAGGGGGCATACGCTCGGCATAGGTACAGACCCGTTCCAAGTTGGACTCGGTAGCCCGCTGGGACAGAGCACCGGCCAGTGCATACAGTGTTGCCGGGTCTTTGGGAACGTCAGCAGTTTGAGGGTTCAGCAGGATTGCATCGGGGTTAGGCAGCTTGCGCCAGATACGGATGAACCCTACGAACTCGGCGGCTGCACCCTCACCCACTGCACCCTTGAAGCACTCGAACTCAGCTTCGGCAGGGACAGTACCCAGCACATCACTGACACCCTCCACCCATGAACGAGGCGTCGGGTTCTGGTCACGCTGCGGATCGAAGTCATGCAACAAGTTGGGACGGAAACGAAGGAACGATGTGACCTCAGCCTTGACACCGTTGTCGATCATCCACTTGGTAGAGTCGTCGAGGTGTGTCTCCAGTTCAAGCACAGTCTCGCGGTTACGCAGGTGACTCAGGATGCGGTTGGCACCAGCACGGTCAGCTTGCCTGTTGCCAGTGGAGATAACCTGCCACCCATCGGGCATGGATACACCATGCAGAGTCCGGGCCTGACAGATATTGGCAAGCACTTTCTGAAGGTCAGCACCCGCTTGGTTGCGGTCATCGAACAGCAGGATGCCAGCATCGGGAGCCTTGCCCTTGACCGGGAACCAGTCTGGCAACTTGTAGTGGAGCGACTGCTCCCCGTCGGGAAACAGAATACCAAAGTCCTCGACCAGCATGGTCGGCATGTGACGCTCGACGATGGGCACATCCAGTTCACTGGCAACTTCGTGGACGATGGTTGTCTTGCCACCACCGGGAGCACCCTCGATACAGACGGTACGCTGCATGGGGAACAGGGACTTCAGGGTTGCTTTGAGAAGTTCGGCTCGCATGTCACTCTCCTTTGAATTTGCGATGGTCAGGGCCGTAGGAAACCACGAAGTCACCACCGAGGCTGTCACGGATACGCTTGGCTTCGGACTTCGTTGGGAAGGTCAGGATGGTGTGGTCATCGTCGCGGACAGGTTGCCCCTGTTTTCCACGTCGCAGCATGAATAGACGTTTCATTTGTTCTCTCCTTTGGACTTGAGTTCAGAGGGCGGTACCCACCCCATGGCACGGAAACGCTTGAGGATGTCAGTCTGTGCAGCAGGTATGTACCTCCAGTTGGGGTTGAGAATATGGTGTGGGTTGTCAAGCCACGATGGGTGTTTGGGTTCTGTCATCACTCCTCCTGTATGTCGAGAACACCGAGAACCATGAACGCCAACCCTACGAGGATGGCACCAGTCAAGGCTATGTACTCTGTGATGGTTGCAGTCGGTGGCAGGAACCCGATACCCCCTACGGCACCGAAGCAGAGCAGGAAACCGATAACGAAGAACTTCATCTCACAAGCCCTCCCTTGTTGTTGATACCCTTGAGGTCATCGGGATCAGTGCAGAGGAAATAGTTGCTCTTGTGCATGGGAACCACAGTCCGCTTGACCTGTTTGGACAACTTCTCTGCACAAGGCATACAGGTTGGTCGTGGATGGTAGCGACGATGCGGTTCAACCCGGACTGCATAGCAGTGAGTGCAGATGGGTAGGTGATAGTCTTCAGCCATTGTCGTCCACTCCTGTAAAGTTGAGCTTCATTGCGTGTATCCAGTAGTCGGCTTCGGTCCCACCGTGGCGATAGTCAGCGATATACGCTGCTCTAGCAGCGGCAGCACTCTCTTTGTCGGTATGCACCGACAGCAGTGTCGGGGTGTCGTCAGCAAGGGACTCCACCACCCAAACATGAGTCATCGTTGTCATGCTGGTACTCCTCACATGCCATGAGCACTGAGCCACGAGGGATCACGCTGCTCTCTGGGTTTGGATAATGTGGTGCCGAGAATGCGAGCTTTGGCAAGGGTTTTGTACCCCCCACGGTAGAGTTGCAACATCTGGGTTTTTGTAAGCAGCACAGTGGGGCAGTGTGGATGGGTCTGGCTACGGTGTCTGGTTGTAGAGCGTGAATGCGACTCACTGTTCTCGAACCATGTATCGTTGACATAGATGAACAACGGCCAGTGAGGACCATAGCTGCATACAACGTAACCGTTGTCCCCCGAGTCAATGGATGATGGGTTGACACAGAACCACGAACCGTACAGGTTACTGCCCTCGAACGGATGCTGCTTCTGGACGTATTGTCTAGCGTTTATGTTGGCTATCTTCATGGGTACCTCCGATAGAAAGGTGCGCGTGGACGTTTGCCTTTGTTAAATATTTGCTGGTTTGGCGTAGTCAGCCGTGTCGAGCAGCTCGAAGAACTTCTCTTCCATCTCGTAGACTTCGTTGAAGTCCGCGCCGCTCTGCTGGTACGCGGACAGCACCATCGCGAGGAACTCCCATGATCCACGGAACTCGTCCCTCGCTTCGTTGCGGAAGAGCAGGTACGCTTCTTCGTACATCGTGCTTGGCGAGACGATGGTGGCTAGGTATTCACCTTCCGCGTTCAACACTTTGATCCTCTCGCCTTCTGCGTCGCGGAAGTAGAGGAAAGGTTTGGTGTTGACGAACTGGCACATCTGGTTGAATCGCATGGCTCGCATGTTGCTCTCCTGAAAAAGCGGGACAGGGCAGTGGTCGGCACTGCCCAAACCGTGTCACTTCATCAAAAGCCGGGTCTGGAAACCCTGCTCTACAAGTTGTTGCTGGAAAGCACAGGCTGCACTATCCCGTTTGAACCACTGGAACCGCAGAGTAT